ATCGATATTGCTGATGGTGGTTCCGCTATCATCAACAAAGGGTATGCGTGAACTTTTGTAGTGACTTCTCACCCCGGTTGCGGTGATGTCAAAAAGTGTTTTGCATTTTATTTGATGGGCCATGGCCTGTATTTAACGGCCAAGAAAAACCCTGGAATTAATCCAGGGTTTTTTATCAATTTAGAATTGATTAGGCTAGTTTGAAGCCTGGGTTTGTGACCAATGTGCCGGACACGTTAACACCAGTAACTGTGCCATCGCTAGAAGTGATCTGCACGTTGCCCAATGCCTGCAGGCTGGTTTGCAATGTGGCCGCAGTCCAAGCACCGCTTGGGTACACGCCAACAGAGATTTGACCTGTGTTGTCGCCTTCGACCTGGTACATAGCAATAGTAGCTGTCTTCTGAATGTCTTGGTTGATTTGAACCACAACACCCGGAGTGAACACGCCGCCCGAATAGGTACCAAGTTGGTCACGCAAATCAATTGCGCCAGCAGAACCGTCTTTGACTAGAATTTTGAAAAAGTCTAGTTTAGGACCAGCCATCTGCACTAGTGCATCAGTAGCGCCGATGTTACCGGTCTGAGGACCGTTGTTGATGTCTAGCGCAAATACTGGTTGCGCATCACCATTGAAAGGTGGAAAATATGCCATTTTGAATCTCCTAATTGTTAATGGGCCTTAGCCCTACACTTATTTATACCAGATATCAAAAAACACTTACTTGGGGTTGTTTTGTGCGGCGTTTCCTGCTGAAAATACGCCACGATTTACTAACTTTACCAATCCAGTTTTTGTTGGCACAACAAAGCCCTCACCCTCGGCAGCACCAGCTGTGCTTTGGCCAAGTCCTTGCACTTGTTGTTCCAGTTGCTGGGCTAGATTCAATTTTAAATTATAAATTGCATTCCATATAGCCAACAACCCTACATGGGCTTGACTTGGTACCGGTTTATTTGCTGCATCTAGTGTGTATAACTTGCCTGGAACATTATTAGTTTTGGCATTGTATTGCCCACTTGCATCTGGGTTACCTGTAACCAGGTCGCTGTATTGTTTAGCACTGGATTTTGTTTTTAACCAGTTGGGCATGCTGAGAGTTGTGCCCCCAATGATGCGCTGATTAAAGTATGTTTGCATTTGAGCTCGTGTGCTGGCTGGAAGAGAATTCAACAAGTTGTCCACTGCTGTGCCATAGGTGCTGACTGCTTGCTTGGCCGAGTTGATCAATCCAGGTGGTGCAGTTAATTTGAATGTGATACCAACATTGGGCTTGATAATATCAACGCCACCTTGCACATTTTGCAGACCCTTGCCGTCCCAAACTTGCGCTGTTTGATCGCCGAGATTGGCAAACTGTTGGTGTACAACTATGCCCCCAGTTTTGCCGGGGATAGTCTGCCCAAGTTCGCTATTAGCGGGCACTGTGTATTGCACAAGATTGGGTTTGAATGTGTAGTTGCCACCTTGTGGTTTCAACTCGCCGGCCCACATTAGATCGCCCCAGTAGAATCCTGGACCCACTGTGGCTGCATCCAGGCCTGGCCATATTGCTTTGAGTTTGGGATACAGGTCTGTTCTTAAGTTGCCAGATTTTTTCTGTTGATCATACTTGACCCAGTCCTCGGGACTCTGTGCCGGATACTTGGCATCAAACATGTACTTGTCCATTACAGCCAAGCGGCCATTGGGCAATCGTCCCCAGATCAAGGCAGGTTTACCGTCCCACTTGATGGTAGTTTTGCTGGCATTGGCAATTGCCCCTTGAAGGTCTTGTATGGCTTTGCTGGCCGCAGTACTGCCGCCTAGAAAAAACGCATCTTCGGGGTGTGGTATTCTAGGGTCTTTTTTCTTGACAGGTGCTTCATCTTCAATGATAATGTGGTATCCTTGATTGATAATTCTGTCACGCAGACGTGCCATGAAACCGCCTTCACTCTCTTGTACCTGTCCGGGTTCTTTCAATCCCTCACGAGCAAGATATTCGCGGAAGTCTGTTAACTTGGCATCTCGATTTGGATCCTTGTCTAGAGTGGCGTAGATACTCTCAACATTTTTAAGATTATCTTTTGTGGCATTGTTGCCCAGTATGGTTCGAGCCAATTGATCAGGATCCAGCGACACCACTTGATTTGTTTGTCGATCAATCACTCCATTAGCGCCAACCTTGAGTCCGCTGTGCTTGGCTAGGCTACTCAACAACACGTTTCGAGTCATGCCCTTGTAGACTGAATTTGTGCCGCCACCATAGTAGAACACTCCCCAGTCTACGTTGGGGAAAAACATAAAATCTGTTTGAACATACCCTTGCTTGGGGTCTCCATTGATGGGAGTTCTCAAATGAACCTCGCCACCTTTTTTGATCCAAAGCTTGGGATCTTGACCCATGCTTGTGACCCATTTGTTTAGTCTTGCAAATACTTCATCTTTAGAGATTTCGTTGCTGTCTACAGCAAGATCCATGTCGCCTGATGTGGGTGCTTTTCCAGTACTGCCCAACCACTTGACTGGCATCTGTGTTTCTTGATCAATTGCACTGGAAAAATCAAGACCGCTTATTTTTTCCAACCAGTTGACTGTGCCCGGTACATCGGCTTTGTTGATGCGCTGTGTCAGTGGCTGACCGCTTGCGTCTTTAAATACATTTCCGCCTTCAGCTAGCATCACTTTTCCTAACACTGCGGGTAAATTTTGTTGAATCACGATCCCGGATAGCATTCAACAACTTTCGAACTAGATTCTCGGCTTGATCTTCCGAGTAAGATTCCTCAATCTGTTCAATTAATCGTATGGCCGAGGCAATAACATTACTCGCACGACTTTCAATGATGTATTGGCGATCTCGATTTGCATTGCGTTCAACGTAAATAGCGTCTAGTTCTTCTAGAATGCTGCGAGTTTTCTTTTGCATAATAACCAAAACCTTTTTTTTATTTATGGGATAATATTTAATATTAGGAATTGTTTAAATTATGATTGTTTGATTTGTCCCAGCAATTGTTTGAGCTTGCTGCTCTGCACTTCGGCTGCAACTTTGGGTGCTTGTTCCCAGGCCGGTGTGCCTGTTGCCTTTTCCCAGGTTGATTTACTACTAGCATTGCCTTCAACTTCATCGGCGGCCTTGGCTTGACTCTTGGCCTTGATAGACTCGTATATGCTGGGTTTATTAAAAAATCCGCCACTGTTTTCTTGGTCGCCGCCTTCGTCTGTAATGCGCATGGTTTCAATGTTGTATTCCAAATCAATTTTTTGTCCTACACCTGTTGAACTACGACTCTTCATACACTGAATCTGATACTTGCCACGTTCTTTCATGGCACGTGACGTAAAGATGCCAAACACATTATCTGCTGTGTTAATCTTTGAAATGCCGCCTGAAATGTGTGAGTGATCAAACTCAATTTCTTCCACCGCACTACGATTCAACTGACTTGCTGTGACCAGCAATATGCCAAGTTCCTTGGCCAAGTTTCGTAATTCCTCACTTACATATTTGTCCTTGACAAACAAGTCGTTGGGACTGACCTTTGCACTCACTGGCATCAACAAATCAAGATAGTCAACCATCACAAAGTCCACTTTGATACCAGTTTGCACTTGTACTTCTTTCAAGTAACTGCGCACATCATTGATGTTGCTTTGTGCTGGCAAACCTTTTACTCGATACTGCCCCGACTTCTTCCCCACCATTTTAACCTTGAGTTCGGTGGTATCAATGTCTTTGCGAATGTCTTTGGTGCTCATACTGGTCAACATAGCGTCAGTTCTCAGAGAAGTTAACTCTTCTGACAGTTCCAGCGTGATGTACACACCGCTGAGTCCTTGTTGCAACCAGTTCAGCGCAATGTTCATCATCACAAGTGACTTGCCTGATCCAGAGCCACCTGCAAAAATATTCAACTCGCCTCGACTAAAGCCACCGTACAACAATCTGTCTAGTTGTGGCCAACCTGTGCTAACTTGGCCGCCTGAGTTGAAATACTTTTCAATACGGGCCTTGGGGTCAGCAAAATAATCTGTACCCATGTCCTTGGTAAGCGAAATTTGCACTGCGTCTTTGATTAGTTTCTCAACAGGATCAAAGTCTCCTTTCTCAAGCATGTCTGCTGCCTTGAGAATCGCACGTTCTAACTCTTGTCGTTTGGTAAATGATTCAAATTCTGCCATGAACCATTCAAAATGCCCCTCGTTCAAGTCGGGCACATGTGCCAACGTTACATTGCATGCGGCTGCAATTTGTGATCGGTCAGGTAATGTCTTGTATGTGTTGCTGTGTTCTTTAATAAACTCTGCGGCTTTGCGCAAACTTTTATCAAAGTTTTCTGGGTTGTAGATATTTTGTACGCGAACATAACTGGCCGCATCCTCTAACATCATTTCTAAAAATAATTTTTGGACATCAAGTCCGTACTCTTTTAACAAGTTGTTTCCTTAATCAAGTCAACCCAAGCACATGGGTATCTATTATTGTTTTTACTTCCTGATAATTTGTGCACAAATTAGAGTAATTTATGTCTGCATGCACAAAATTAAAATTCTGTTGAACTACAGTTTTTCCCAAAATTAGTTGTGGAACATTGTTCAAATATAAATCGTAGTCAAATATATCGTATGGTATCTGGTGTGATTTTAAATCAGCAATAACTTGATGATACCGACGATGTTCAGCAAGCCAAGAATTTAAAAAATTCATGTTGACGGTAAATTCAACTGGTTCAACTGTTTCAAATCGCGAGTAGTGAAACTTATCAACCACCTGCTCAGCATAGTAAAGACTGGCACAACAATCAACTAGATTATTTCGTGTTGTTACTACTAACTGCATTGGTACTTCTGCAAGCAACTTAATTATGTCAACAGCAGTGGTATTGTGTTGATATAAATTGGTGCTCAATAGTTTCATCACTGAAGATTTTTGTCCGGCTGCCCAGGTATAGACATCATGTGCAATTTCGTCTCCACAGAACGGTTCGTTTAAATTTTTAAAATTAAACAATCTAGCCAATGTAAGCTGTAGCACCGTTGTGGCAGTTCTTGGCAATCCAAAGATTAGTATGCTAGCTGTCATGCTGTGTCAACTTTTTCAACAGTTGCTTTTTGCGCATTTCAATTTTGATCTTGCTAGTTTCTCTAGCTTGCATGATCATTACCAATGTTGCCAGCTTACCATGTGCTATTACAGAATCGTTTACATCTTTGCAATTGCCCCAGTTGGGAATACTAACTGCCCAGCCCAGTTCCACTGCACGGTCAATCAAGTCAATCCCGGCCTTGTCCTGGTCAGGGATCACAGTGACTTGTTTACCCAAATTGCGTATAAGCCTTGCCTGTGTATCACTGATTGTGCTGTGCATCACAGCCAAGCCCGATATAGATAGTGCACAAAACACACCTTCCATGACCAGCACATGTTCCCAATCAGAATGTTGTAAGTCAGTACCAAATACATATCCCGGTTGTGTATGATTGATGTACTTAGGGATTTTGTTATCCAGCATCCTAGCACTCCACCCAACTACTGTGTTATCCCATGTAAAGGGAATGATCACTTGTGGGCGTGTCCAGTGGATGTTGTCGTTTTGCACTGCTGTTAAAAACGGGTAATCATCTGGTGCACATCTTGATCTCAGGTACTCCCACTGAACCTGATGCTCGGGGCTCACTGGTTCGGCATAGGGAGGAAACTCGTCAAACTCTTCAAATTTGATGTCTGCTAGATTGTTAACTATGCGTTGGCGATCTTCCAGTATGCCATGTATATTTTTATACTTCAAACTTTCAAGATTCAAATGCTCAATCTCGCTGTCGGGCACTCCCAGCCAACTCAACAGTTTCTTGGCCTTGTATGATACGTTGCGTCCCAGAATAAAACTGGCTTTGTAGCCACAGTTGAAACAATGATAACTCCAGCCTTGCTCATTAGCTTTGAGCCCACCACGTTGACGCTTGTCTTGTTTTTCCCCGTTATG